ACCAACGGCGACGAGGAGCCGGCCGGCTTCATGGGTGCTAGGCGTCCAGGCATCCGAACTGAAGAAGAAGCCCGCCCTGGCTACGTCGACCACGCCGAGCGTGCGCGGCTTAGGATCTCCGAGCTGCGCGCCCAGTACGGCGATCTCGATGACGAGGGAGATGGCGATCTCTACCTCGACCGCTTCTATGCCGAAGCGCCTCCCGGCTGGACCTATGAGTGGAAAACCCACACGGTCTTCAATAAGACGTTCCCCCATTACACGAACCAGCTGCTTAGGAGTGGTTGGTCGCCGGTTCCGGCCAACCGCCACCGCGAGCTTCTGTATCCTGAATACACGGATGAGTCCGTGATTCTGGACGGCCTTATGTTGATGGAAAGGCCTAAAGAACTGACTGATCGGCGCAGGATGCGCGAGCGCATCAAAGCGACCGAGCAAGTAAGGACGTCCGAGGCGAAGTTGGTTGAGGCGCCACCCGGGACGGCGCCACGCGATCAGCATCGGAAAACGCATCCTCGGGTGGGGTCCACCGTGGGTCCCATAGGCATTCCCGACGACTAGCCTTGACAGATCGCCGAATCTTGCGCGAGAAACTGAACCGCCACCGACAAGTGCGTAATTCGGAGCCTCGCGAGCATCGGAAAGCGCAAACTCCGGACGGGCAACACCGTCGGCCCATGGCATTCCCGACTTAGGCGGTAGGTGAGGGTGCGGCGCTCGTGCTCTCGCTTGAAAGACTGCAAGTCACGTCCGGCGCTCGGTGTGACGAACCCTGAAATCCCGCAATCGCGGAAGGGATCGTCATGGCCAATACGAATGCGCCTTTCGGCTTCGCTGACTCACACCGCCTCGGCGCCGCCGTCAATTATCAGATGTCCCGCCGCTGGATCTCGGCCAGCAACCCCACTCCCATTTTCACGGGCGATCCAATCGTCCAGCTCTCGACCGGCTACATCGCCCAGGCCGCCCCTAGCGGGACCCAGATCGGCGGCATCTTTGTCGGTTGCGAGTATATGTCGGCGTCGCAGAAGAAGTGGATCGCCGTCCCGTATTGGCCTGGGAACGACGCGGTCCTGAGTGGCTCCGGCTTCGACGTCCAGGCGAAAATCATTGACGATCCGCTGACCGTCTTCAGGGTTCAGGGCAACGGCTCGATCACGCTCGCGATGGTGGGCATGAACGGCCAGTTTGCGATCGGCACGGGCAATACGGTGAGCGGCAGATCGGGCGCGACGCTCGATGTGGTGACCAACATACCCGCTGTGACGGCGGGCTTCCCGTTCCGCATCATCGACCTCGTTCGGGACCCGCCGGGGAGCCAGGGGGCGGATCTGACGACGCCCTACAATTGGGCCTACGTCACCTTCAATAATCAGGATTACAAATCCCTAACGGGCATCTGAGGAGGATCTGACCGATGGCTGTCTCAGTCGCCCAGGCTTATGACCTCCTGTTTCCCGGCCTCCGAAAGGTGGCGGGGCAGTACAAGGACATCGACCGGATTTATCCGAAAATCTATAAGGTCGATAAATCCAACATGTCCGTGGAGCGCACCGCCTCGATGCGCTTCCTCGGCCTCGCTGCACTGAAGAACGAGGGCGGACCGACCACTTTCGATAATCAGGCCGGCGAGAGGTACGTCTATAACCAGTACCACAAGGAAATCGGCCTCGGGTACGCCTTCACCCGAAAGATGATCGACGACAATCTGTACAAGAGACAATGGCAGCCATCGAACCTCGGGCTGCAAAAGTCTTTCAATCAGACCAAGGAAATCTACGGGGCTTATCCCCTCAACAACGCGACGGTTTACGACCCCACGATCTTAGGGGATCAGCAACCGCTTTGCTCGCTCAATCATCCTATCGACACGGGCGTCGTTCCCAACCGCTTCGCCGTCGACATGGATCTGAACGAGGCCTCGCTGCTCAGCGCCCAGGCCTCGATTCGCGGCTTGTTCCGCGACAACGCCGGCCTCCGCATGCAGGCCCGCGCCCGCAAGCTGGTCGTCCCCATCGCGCTCGAACCGATCGCCATCCGGCTGCTAAGAACAGTCTTGCGTCCTGGCACCAGCGACAATGACGTCAACGCAATTCCGGAGACCTCTGGAGGTATTCCCGATGGTCATCTGGTGCATGATTACCTGACATCGCCGACAGCTTGGTTCGTAATGACGGATCAAGAAGGCTTGCTATACTTGCAGCGAGTGTCATTTGAGCTTGATATGCAAGTGGACTTTACTAGCGACAACTTGCTTGTGAAGGGTTACGAGCGCTATAGCTTCGGCTATTTCGACTTCAGAGCGATCTGGGGTTCGTTCCCTACCCAATAAACTGAGGAAATACGATGGCCAAGGAAACATTTACCGGGCCAATCCTCGTCCTCGGTGGGCTGGCTGGCGGTCCTAGCGGCGGGCAACCGAGGGAATATTCGGACGAGATCGGCCCCTCGCTGTTCTGGGGCGGCTACGGGATTCCTGCGACCGGCGCGGTTGCCAGCAAGGATAAAACCGGCCCGGGGACGATCCCCTGCATCACCGGGGCGAGCCCGATCAAGACGGTCAGCGTGCCCGTGACCCCCGGCGCAGCCGCGCTAACCACCGCCGCCAATGCCGTCGCCGGCACGCCCTTGCCGAACCTGACGACTTACAACGCTGGCCGCGCGCCCGTTCCGGCCCTCGTCGGCGGCCAGACGGTGAACGCCATCGCCTTGGACATGGGCATCGACACGGCCACCTTCCAAACGGCTGGAACGGTGACGCTGGCGGTCGCCGCCAACGCATGGCGCTATTCGAGACCCGGCATGTGGCTGGCGCTGCTCAACGGCGGCGTTGCCGGCGCGTGCTTCTTCACCCAGGTCCGGTCCGTCAACCTCGCCACGGGCGTGATCACCGTCTCCCCCGCGCCGACAAGCGCGAACAATGCGACCGGCCAGATCTCGTTCACCAGCCGCTTCAACCCGAACAGCTACGGCTTCCCGGCGCCGACCGGCGTGTCGGGCGAAGCGCCCGCCGGGAGCGCGCGCATCAGCATTCCGGAGATGGGCAACGGGCGCGGCGTCGGCGTGACGGGCGTCGCGGGCGGCACGGGTGGCCCCGTCCTGATCCAGGGCGTCGATGTTTTCGGCGCGCCCACCAGCGAAATCATCGTCGCCGGGGCCGGCGCGGGCACGACCTGGGGCAAGAAAACCTACGACGTGTTCATCTCGGCGACGCCGCAGTTCACCAACGCCGCCAACTATACCGTCGTCACCTCCGACCTCATCGGCTTGCCGATTACCCTGCTCGGGCCGAGCGGCCTCTATGCGGTGATCTTCGGCGCCACGACGGAACCAGCGGCGGATTACACCATCGTCCCCGGCGACCTGACCTTCCCGGCCACGCAAACGACCGGCGATCCGCGTGGCGGCATTCAAGTCACCGCCAATGGTCCGGCGGCTGCGCCTGGAACGCCGCTCGTCCTCGACGGCACGACCGTGCTCCAGATTTGGCAGATACTGGACCCGCTCCAAGTCGCGCTTGCGACCACGACCAATCCCGGTCCATTGCTGGGCGTGCCATCGGTTTAAGGAGGCTTCGATGCGAGGCGAATCGGGTCGCAGTAATCGGGCGTCTGGCGGCAGCGCGCTCAAGAAGCAGTCAGCCAAGCATGTCGTGCGTGAGGCGAAAGGCGCCCATCCGCACAACGAGCCTGACGACGCCACCTCGCGCGGCGATGGACCGATCTTCCGCGCCAAGGGCGGCAAGGTGAAGAAATTCGCCGACGGCGGCGCGCTCAAGCGGGCCTTCGGCGGCGCAACGATCGGCGGCGGCGGCAAGAAGCCCTCGGCAGGGCGAGCCGCTCGCGCACGCGGCGGCGGCGTCGGCGCGGATCTGCATCCCAAAACGCACGAGGGTGGCTCCGGACCGAAAGGCCGCAAGATCATGAGCGATTCGGAGAAAGAACCCGAGGACTGCAACTAATTCGGAGAGACGCCCGCGACTTTTGTCGAACCGGCAGCCCAGCCTCTCAACACCCGGGCGTCTATATCCGCATACGCCGCCCTCCAAGGCGGCGTTTTCTTTAGGAGAGTTGAATGCGCCCGATCTCAGTGACCCAGGCAGGCGTAGGCGCATCGCAAATGGTGCGCTTGGATGAGTGGGCGGACGCGCCAGTCGGCATTCAGGTCTCGATCCTCGCGGGCTCGCCAACCTTCACGGTCCAACATTCGTTCGACGACCCGAATGACTTGATCAATCCCGTGCCTGTGGGGAGCATGTTCTGGGATACAGGGCTCGTCCCGGCTGGAGCTGTCGGCGGGACGGCGGGTCTGACCTTCTCGATAGCGACCGCGCCGCTCTGGATGAGGCTCAACGTGACCGCAGCGGGCACGGCCAAGATGGTCGTCACGCAATACAATGTCGTTGAGGGATGATGTGCGCGCGATCACCGCCGTCGTGAGTCCGGGATCAGCCAACCTTCAGGCGATGATCCGCATGGACAATTTCGCGACGGCGGTCCTCGGCGGCCAAATCATCGCCTCGGGCGGCGCCACGTATCAGCTCAGACATTCGTGCGACGACCCGAACGACCTCGTGAATCCGGTGCCGGTCAACTCGATGTTCTGGGACAACTCGCTCCTGCCAACCGAGATGCAGCCCACTCCCGCGACCGCGAGCGGCAGCTTTCAGATAATGGCCACGCCGTTGTGGTTCAGGCTTCTCCTCGTCAATGGGCAAGGCTCGGTGCGCTTGACGCTGCTTCAGGTGGGCGAGCACAGCCACTCGAACATCACCCAAGGGCCGTTCGCGCCGGCTGGTACTGTCGACGATGAGGTGCCCGAAGGCTCGAACTTTAGGGCGATGATGAAATGAGGGCGCTCACCGCCATCGCGACTCCAGCAGCGCCATCGCCGATGGTCTGCCTCGATTCGTGGGCGGGTTCGATGCTGGGCGTTCAGGTCGTCCCATCGGGTGGCGCGCAATTCACGATTGACTACAGCTTCGACAACCCGAATGACTTGATCTCGCCCGTTCCAGCTGGGTCCATGTCCTTCGACAGCTCGATGGTTCCGGCTGGGGCAGTTGGCGGGGCGGCTAGCGTAAGCTTTCAGATCCCGGCCGCGCCGATCTGGGGGCGGCTAAGGCTTCTGAACGGTTTGGGTCAGGTGCGCGCGGTCTTTCTCCAGCCAGGAAAGCGCGCCTATCCGCCCGCCGTTAGCGGGGCGCCTCCGGTTGTCACTTCGGTCTGGAGCCCCTCGGACGCCGCCGCCAATGGCATGACGCTCACCAATGGCGGGCTGACGGTGACGCCGTCTGGTTTTGTTGGCAATCAAGCCATACGGGGAAGTATAAGTCATAACACTGGCAGGTATTATGTTGAATTTTTGACCACTGTAGCGGCGGTAAATGGGAATATGATGTTTGGAATGGCCGATACAACTTTCAATGCGGCCGATCAATATCCAGGATCGAATGGAATTTCTTTTGGTTTCCAATTGGCTGGAGCAACCTATCAGACGGCTGGTTTTACCGCTCACTTCACTCCTACAGCGACGCCAAATGCCAATGATGTGTTTGCGTTTGCGGTGGATTTTGATGCTGGCGCAGTCTGGATGGCTTTAAACAATGTTTGGTATGGCGAAGGCAATCCAACCGTTGGTATTGGAGTAAATCCGACCATGACTATGAGTGCAGCGCCTGCTCTTGGCGCTGCACTTTTTCCTGCTTTGGGATTTTACGGGTCAAGCCAAGGCGTCTGGACCCTTCAGCCGACCGCCGCCAGCCAGAAGTACGCCCCGCCAACCGGGTTCAGCCGATGGGGATGATCTGATGAGCAACGGCGTCGTTCAGCCGAGCAATACGAGCGGCAGCTTCGGCTTCTTCCCTTCGCTGGGCGAGGTCACGCTCAACGCCCTCTCGCGCATCCGGATTCGCGGCCCGATGGTGCTCGCCGAGCACCTCCACCAAGCCTGGATGGAGGCGAACCTTCTACAGGTCGAGTGGTCGAACAAAGGCCCCAATCTCTGGAAGGTCACCGAGCAAGTCATCGAGACGGTTCCGGGCGTGCCGACCTATCCGATCCCGAGCACGACGATCATGGTGCTCAACGTCACGATCGGCACCGGAGACCCGCCGAACGAGACCGAGCTGACCATCACGCCGATGACGCGGCAAGAGTACACGATGCAGCCGAACAAGTTGCAGCAAGCGAGGCCGACGACGTTCTGGTTCGACCGCACGATCTCGCCGACGATCACGCTCTGGCCCTGCCCGAATCAGGTCTTCAACATGCATGTGTGGAGCTTCGGTCAGCAGATGGACGCGATGCAACGCGGTGCGATGCAGCTCGACGTTCCCTATCGTTGGCTCGATGCGGCGGCGGCCGGCCTCGCCTACCGACTCGCGATGCATTACGCCAATGATCTCGAAGCGCAGCGCAAAGCGCAGTCGGATGACGCCTATCAGGCCGCCGCGACGCAGGACACGGAGACCGGATCGATCTACGTTCTGCCGATGATCCAGGGCTACTACGATTGAGGTAGGACCAGATGGGGTACGCGAGCCAATCCGGCCGAGCCATCACCAACCCCGGAGCGCCACGCGCCTTCGGCGTCTGCGATCGGTGCGGCATTTGGTACAACCTCCACAGGCTCGGCTATCAGTACGAGTGGCAAGGCACCCAGCTCATCAATACGCGCATGCGCGTCTGCTACCTGTGCAAGGATCGCCCGAATCCGCAGATGAAGGCGAAGGTCGCGCCGCCTGATCCGGTGCCCGTGTACGATCCGCGCCCCGAGAATTTCATCGCCAGCCGCTTCGATCCGGCGCCCGTCTCGGGGAACCCGCTCACCACGCAGCAGCAGCCTCCGCCACGGTTCCGGCCGATCATGACCGAAGGCAGCGCCGACGCGATCGCGATCGAATAGGGGGCTCCATGAACAAGCGCGTCCTGCCTCCGACCGTTCCCGATCCGGCTGCGCCGTCGTCGCCGATCGAAGGCGTGCCTGGACCCGCTACCTGGGACCCTGGCCAAGCGCCGCAGAACACGACGCCGATCTCGGAGCTGCCGCTAGCCGGCGCGCTCCAGGGTCCCGAATTGATGGCGGTGGTTCAGGGCGGGATCACTGCTCAGACATCGATTGCGCAGCTCATTCGGTTCGTCGAAATGCCGACGCCGATCGCGGTGGGGCTGGGCGGCACGGGCACCGCGTCTCTCCCGCCGAACAGCGTGCTTCTCGGCGGCGTGACCCAAGTCGGCGTGATCTTACCGCAGACGAACGGCTCGGTGCTCGTCAGCGGCGTGGGGCCGCATTGGACGCCGGCCGGCGCTGCCGGCCAGTTTTTGCAAAGCCAGGGCGCGGGGAACGATCCGATCTGGTCGGCGATAGCGGGGATTCCCGGGCCTGCGGGACCGACTGGGCCGCAGGGGGCGACCGGCGCGCCAGGGCCGCAAGGTTCTCCGGGTCTTGCGGGGCCGCCAGGAGCGCAAGGACTGCCCGGGCCGCAGGGCTCGACCGGCTTGACCGGCGCGCAAGGGCCGACCGGCGCGCAAGGACCGCCAGGGGCCACCGGGCCGCAGGGGCCGACTGGGCCGGAGGGCGCCGATGGTCAGAGCGCGGTCATCATCGGCGAGTTCGGCGCATCCAAGACGCCGGCCAATCTGCCAGCCAACGGTATCATTCCGGCGAACTGGGACGCTGCTGGCGTTCCGCCTGCGCAAATTACGATGGGGCTCAGCCAAGCTCTCGTTTACACGGTCAATGAGAACATCTGGGTCTATGTCGGCACGAGCGTTGTCTCGGCCGGATGGATTGACATTGGAGCTGCGGAGGGTCCTGCGGGGCCGACCGGGCCGCAGGGGCCGGCCGGCGCGACTGGGTCGACTGGGCCGCAGGGGGCGACTGGGCCGCAGGGGGCGACTGGGCCGACGGGACCTACCGGGCCGACAGGTCCGCAAGGG